ATAAAATCGCTATTATGCAAGAGTTCCACGACAACGAAACATCATAAAAAAAGGGCGAAATTAATTTTCGCCCTACTTTATAAGATTATATAATTAATTTAACTATTCAAGCATTTCTGTTCTATAATAAACTCATTACATTCTTTAAGGGTATCAAATTCTGCTACTATGTTTTGAATAGTAATATATTTAACCCCAGTATGAGTTTTGTTATGCTCTTTAACAATGTATTTCTTACTAGATAATAAAATGCCTTCTCTGGTTTTATAATCTTCATGTACTGAATATTTAACATTCATATTTACCCCCTATTACTACATAAAAATATTGTTCTCTTAATGCTTTCACAAATTCTGTCATATGTTTAACATTATCCCAAATTTGACCATAATACTCAATAATTTCTTTATCGGTCATATAGTATTTTGATCTTTGCCATTTTTTTATATCCATATCTTACCTATCCCTCCTTATGCTGATATTATCCTTGCTGACATTAAGGCAAACATTATACAAATGCCACACATCAACATCATAGGGCAACATTCTAGTTTTACAGAAGTTAAAATGATAGCCATTTTTATCAAATTCCTCTTTGTAGTAAGAACTCATGTGACTACTTTCATCTGCCCAATAATCCTCTATATCCTTACATAGCCAAAATGTTTCGCAACTTTCATTCTTGCCATTAAAAGCTATTATATTAGGGTTATTATTTTCAATAGGAACAATCCTTCTACATTCTTTGACATACTCAAATTCTTTCTTGATTTGTTCCCATTCTTCATTAGTAAAGCTTCTTTTCTGGTGTATATAGTTTGTATATCCCATTTTTATTTTATCCTTTCAAAAAATAAAAGGGGGAATAAATCCCCCTAATATAAAGTTCATTTCGCTTTTACCTCTTTCTCTAAAGCTTTCAGCTTGGTAATAATATCAGAAGCTTCAAGCATAGATAAGGGGAAAGTTATATCAACACTTTCCTTAAAATGTGGAAAGACATTCATAGTTGAATTAATAACCCATAGTTGCTTACTACTAGCTATTTGCATATTTGCTTTTTCTTTCCATTTATCAGTTATTTCAAAAGCCATTAAATTACTCCTTTGTTAAATGGTTTAATTTCTTTTATAATATGTTTGCAATAATTACAATACTATATTAAGAATAAATCATTAATTAATATATAGGAGTTATATTATGCAATTAATGACTAAAGAAATAGAGAAACTAGCTAGTAAATATCCTTTACAATCGCAAGATGGCAAAGGGTTGGACGCTAAAATTATCGTCAAGTTCTTTGATCCAACAGGCTCTTGGACTTGGTACGCAACAGAATACGATCCAAAACATAAAGAGTTTTTTGGATATGTTTCTGGTCATGATAATGAAATGGGCTATTTCACACTTGAAGAACTGCAAAGCGTAAAGGGTCGTTTTGGTCTAGGGATTGAAAGGGACATGTATTTTAACAATAAGAAAGTTAAGGACATTCCCAAAGAGCATTTACCTAGATTTCTATTAAGGGCAGAAGCTTAAACCAAATAAAAAAGGGGAGTTAAAAAACTCCCCTATTTAATCATATATAATTAAATCAAATCTTTTTAAATTCTATTTCCTTGCCATAAGTCGCTATAATTCTATCAAGTTTTAAACCAGCTTCTTGAATACCATTCCAAGCGTTGTCAATGGCTTTTTGATCGGCTTTCCTGTTTAATAGAACAGCAGAATATATACTTAATGCTTCTCTCCATGTTGGAGTGATATCAACAGTATATGATCTTGGCTTCTTATGGTCTATATTTGTATTATTCATGATTAGACAATTAAAGGAAGTTTGAAAAGATTACAAGATAATAATAATAAATAATTAATAGGATAAAGTATTGATATGACTAGAAAATGCAGAATACAACCAGAGGAAGCTCTAGCCCAATATATTCAATTGGGACAGGGTCGGACATTGCATAAGGTATACAAAATCTTCGCTAACTCTGTATCTTACGATAGTCTTAAACGTTGGTGTCATAAGGGTTCATGGGTAGAGAAGGCAAAAGCTACGGATCGCAGAACAAATGAAGTCATGACAGAGAAACACGCCTTAGAACTAGCAGAACGCACATTCAATGAGATCCAAGAGCTAAAAGATATTAACAAACAACTATTATATAAGGTATCAACAGAACTAAATAAACTTAACTATGACTTGAAACCAGAACAGGTCAAAAGCTTGGGTGATCTTGCCCTATCTGTATCTAAACAAGTGCAGTTATTAACAGGATCACCAGACAGTAGACAAGAGGTTACTAACATAGAAAGTTTAAACAAAAACGAATTACAGAACATGATCCAAACACTAAGCCAAGAGCTAGGCATAAGTCTCAAAGCTGATGTTGATAACTCTAAGAAGTTGAATTGATAGGGAAAGAAGAAAGAAAGCAAGGAAGGGAAAGAGTCCCAAGAAGGCATAAACAATAAGTAAACCCCCACCCACCCACTTTTTATCTGATCATAACATCCATATAGACCCCCACAACATATTTTAACACATATTTGAATATACCCCTTGACTTTATCCATTCACACCTGTATAATTTCATATAATTTTTTCAGTTTGCACCAATCCGGTGTAATAACCCGTGCCATTCAGGACGGGATTTTCAACTTGCTACCATAGGAGTAACAAATGAACGAACTAATGACGTTGTCAAACCGCTTGACCCCAAGACTGTTCAGGCAGATGGTGATCGGCTTTGACGATTTTTTCGACAGTATCCACAACGTGGAGAAGACATACCCACCCTACAACATCCAGAAGACAGGGGACGACATCTATACGCTGGAAATGGCTGTGGCCGGATTCAAGAAGTCCGATATCAGCGTCAGCATAGAGAACAATGTCCTCAAGGTGACAGGGGAACAAAAGAAGAACGAGGCCGACTATATCCATAAGGGCATGGCGACTCGTAATTTTCTGAGAACTTTTTCCCTTGCACGTCACATGGAGGTCGATCAGGCGAAAATGGAGGACGGACTCTTGAAGGTCAAGATTATCCGCAACCTTCCAAAGGAGCTAAGACCGAAGGAAATCAAGATCGTTTAATGGAACAGATCCAGATCAACAAGACCGAGAAGTTCATCGCCCTGAAAAAGGCAATGCAAAGGCTCGGAGATCTGGAGAAGACCGAGAAGGCACAGAATTCCCTGCTGGAATACGCAAGGATGCAAATGTCAGGCTACATGTGGCCGAGCCACATCAGGCTTCTGGCAAGCAAGCTGGAGGCAGTGGAAAAAGGCGAGATCAAGAGACTGGCCATCTTCATGCCCCCACGGCATGGCAAGAGCCAACTGACATCGCAGTTCTTTCCGGCTTGGTTTATCGGCAGGAATCCGGCAAAGTATATTATCGCAACAACATACTCGCAGGATTTGGCAGACGACTTCGGACGATCGGTAAGAAACCAGATGCTCGATGACGACTTCCAGAAAACTTTTCCGGAATGCAACTTGTCACGGGATTCAACATCTGTTAAAAGGTTTCACACTGACCTAGGGGGTGTGTACTATGCAGTGGGTTCTGGCGGTGCAATCACCGGCAGAGGTGCTCACCTCCTGTTAATCGATGATCCCATCAAGGGACGGGAGGAGGCGGACTCCGATGCGATGCGGGACAACCTCATCAACTGGTACAAGTCAACGGCTTATTCACGGTTGCAGCCGGGTGGATCGATTATTCTGATCCAGACACGGTGGCACGAGGACGATCTTGCAGGATGGATCCTCAAGGAGACCAAGCACGAGCCGTGGGAGGTCATTGAGTTTCCAGCGATACTGGACGATACCGCAGCCAAGATCCTGAAAAGGAAGAAGGGCGAGGCACTGTGGCCGGAGGCATACGATAAGAACAGGCTGGGGGAGATCCAGAAGACGGCAGGAAGCCGTGAATGGAATGCGTTGTACATGCAGCGACCTGCGGCCGAAGAGGGAAACATTATTAAGAGGTGGTGGTGGAAACAGTGGGATCACAACGAGCCGCCTGAATGCCAATACATATTGCAATCATGGGATACGGCCTATACCACAAATGATAAAAGCGATTATTCCGCTTGTACCACTTGGGGTATATTCGAGGACAGCCAGAAGATTACCAATGCCGTTCTTATATCGGCACAACGGGACAGGTGGGCATTCCCCGACCTGAAGACAAAGGCCGTGGAGTTCTACAATACCTATGAGCCTGATATCATTATCGTGGAAGCGAAGGCATCAGGATGGTCATTGATACAGGAACTGCAACGGGCAGGACTGCCGATCACACCGTACAACCCGAAGAAGATGGACAAGAGGGCAAGGGCACATGCCGTAACCCCGATGTTCGAGGCAGGGCGTGTCTGGTATCCGAAAGGAAAATGGTGGGCAGAGGATGTCATCAACCAGTGTGCACAGTTCCCGACATCCAACTATGATGACTTTGTGGATTCAACCACACAGGCATTACTGAGACTAAGACAAGGATTTTTTGTAACTCATCCGCAGGACGTTCCAATACAGCCGTCCAAGCCAAAGGGGAGTTACTGGTAACAAGGAGAAATAATGGCAAATAAAATTTTAAAAAAAATACAGAAGAAACTGGACAGGCTCGATGCCCTTCATGAAAAGGAAGAATCTATCATCAGTGACATCAAGGATATGATAGAGGAAGATCTTGAAGAGGATTTTAATGATGACGAGGATGAGGAGTAAATAACTAGTGGCCAGACAAACGACATCTGAATTCAACCAGATGGTTGATCGTGAATCTGTCGATGTACAGATGCCGGACGAGAAGGAACCAAAGGTTAAAAAAACAAAGCATACCGATAATCTTGCGGATAAGATTGACGATGAACTGCTGGATGAATTGGCGAATGATTTAATTTCAAAATACGAATCCGACAAGAGAAGCAGGTCTGACTGGGAAGATACCATTAAAAAGGGAATTGATCTTTTGGGATTAAAACTGGAGGAAACAACAAAACCGTTTCCGGGTGCCTGTGCGGCACATCATCCACTAATGGTGGAGGCGGCAATACAGTTTCAATCCCAAGCGATCAAGGAGCTGTTCCCAGCGAATGGCCCCGTTCAGACAAAGATGCTAGGCGACTATACGGAAGAAAAAGTCAAACAGTCAGCTCGTGTCAAGGAATTCATGAACTATCAGATCACGGACAAGATGGAGGAGTTCTTTGATGATCTGGATCAGATGCTGTTCTACCTTCCAATTGTGGGATCATGCTTTAAGAAGATTTATTATGATGATGCTTTAAAGAGACCTGTAGCACGGTTTATACCAGTTGAGGATTTTGTTATCTCCTACGATACGCCAGACCTTCGTACATCAGGACGCTATACCCATCTTATTCGGATGGAAGAGAATGAATTGCTCAAAAGGCAAATATCAGGATTCTATTCCGAGATGGATATGGAAAAAGATCCTGACCCAAGTGCGAACAAGGGGGATATTTCAAACAAGCTGGAGGAAGTTCAGGGACGAAGCAGGGACATTGGTAGCAAGGATAGAATATTCACACTTCTTGAAATGCATGTCGACATGGACTTGGATGACTACAAGGATGAGGACGGTATTGCCGTTCCCTATATCATTACGGTTTGCCTTGATACAAAAAGAGTTTTATCAATTAGAAGAAATTATAATGAAGATGATGATGAAAAGAAACGCATACAGCATTTTGTTCATTATAAATTCCTGCCGGGATTTGGTTTCTATGGCCTAGGCTATGTTCACCTTCTTGGCAACCTGCAAAAATCAGCAACAACCGTTCTTCGATCACTTATCGATGCTGGACAATTTGCCAATCTTCCTGCCGGTTTCAAGGCAAGGGGAATGCGAATTGAAGGAGGAGACCAGCCAATAGGATTTGGCGAGTTCAAGGATGTAGAGGGATACGGGGATGACATTAAGAAATCTGTTATACCGTTACCATTCAAGGAACCATCCCAAGTTCTAACGCAACTGCTCGGATCAATGACCGAGGAAGGAAGGCGACTGGCTGCGACTACGGATCTGCAAACAGGGGATGGCAATACACAAGCTCCTGTAGGCACAACAGTAGCCTTGCTGGAACAGGGGACAAAAGTTATGTCCTCAATCCATAAGCGTCTTCATAATTCTCAAAAAGAGGAACTGAGGGTACTTGCACGAATCAATCTAGATTCTCTTCCAGACTACTATCCATATGACGTATCAGGCGTAAGCCGTTATGTCTTCAAGAAGGATTTTGACGGAAGAGTCGATGTTCTTCCAGTATCCGATCCAAATATATTTTCTACGGCACAACGGGTCATTCTGGCCCAGACACAATTGCAAATGGCACAATCTGCTCCCCAGATCCATGATCTGCGTGAAGCATACAAAAGAATGTACGATGCATTGAATATTGCAGATGTAGAGGATATTCTCATGCCGGAAATGGGCGACAAGCCGAAGGATCCAGCAACGGAAAATTACGCAATGCTACAGGCAAGACCTGTCAAGGCGTATCCGTGGCAAGACCATGAATCCCATATGGGAGTTCATCAGGCATTTATGATGGATCCGTCCAATGTTCCTCCTTCACAGAATCCACAACAGCAACAGCAGATGCAGATGGCATTGCAGCAAATGATTACTGCCCATATTGCCGAGCATAAGGCTCACTTGTATAGGCAGATGATAGAGCAGGAAAGTGGATCAGAACTTCCAACTCCACCAGATTATTCTCGTGAGAATATGGCAAAGGATGATGGGTATGAATCAATGGATCCTGATATGGAAAATCAGGTGGCAAGGGCACAACTTCAAGCCGCTCAAGTCATTTCACAAAGAAATCAAGCCTTGATGCAGGCACAACAAAACCAACAGATGAACCAAGATCCTCGTATCCAGATTATGAAGGAAGATCTAAGGCTTCGAGAACAGGAACAAGTAGCGAACGTTCAGAACGATCAGCAACGAAATGTTCTCAAGGCAGAGGAAATTCGACTGAAGGAATCAGAGCAACGCAATCAGGATGAAATTGATATTATGAAAATTAATACCGACAAGGATATTGCAATGCAGAAGATGGCTGTGGATGCTAGTACCAAGACAAGGAACATTAGGTCACAGGAAGTACGAGATGCCTCAAGGC